TATGTAGATGTTGGTGGTATGAGTCCTATAAGTAGTAGTAGAGGAGTTTTTGATACAACAGATTTAACTCAACAATCATTTCAACCGAATAACTGGCAGGAAATAAGTCAATTTTATTCTGTACCAGTAAATCAAAGATTAGGATAAATTATGGCAGAAATATATAATCAAGAAGCAATAGATGCATTAGTAAATGCAGGTAAGCCTATACCCGGACAATCATTAACAAATGACCCAGACCAAAGATATGCTTGGGAAAATCCACCTGAGTATACAGATTATAAAGAAGCTTTAAATTTTATAGGAGAAAAATTATTAGAAAAAGAAAATTATATTCCTCTTATGAAAGGTATAGGAGCAGGAGTTCCTATAACAGATATAACATTACAAATGTTACAAGCTGGTTTTGAAAAAGGTAAATGGAATCCAGACTTGTTAATGATGTTAATAGAACCTACTGTTTATACATTAATGGCTTTAGCAGAAAAAGCAAATATTCAATATCGTATAAATGGAGATGAAGAAGAAGATATAGATGAGGATGATGAAAAAGAAATTCAAATGATGAAACAAAAAAACTTACAAGACTTAGTAAGAGCAAAAACTACACAAGGTTCTAAAGTTCCTTCAGGTGTAGTTCCTCAAAAAATATTACAACAAATAGATAATATTAATATGTCTGAAAGTTTATTAAGTAAAGAAGAGCCACAACAAGAAGAAGAAAGCTTGTTATCTAGAGGAGAAGAATAATGTCTGGATTTTATGATGATGGTGGAGTAGGATTTGCACAAGAGCAATTTGACAATGCTAGAAAAAGAAGAGATAAAGAAGCTAAAAAACAAGATAAGTTTAGTCAAAGATTATTTTTAACTGATTTAGCTGCTAAAGGGTTTAATCTTGCGTTAAACAATAAAGCAGATAAATTAGAACAAGAAGCATTATTTGAAAATTCTAATTTGTTTAGTGAAGTAGAAGCATCTACTAGCTTTCTTAATTTTTATAATGAAGAAAAAAACAAAGGACTTGATGATAAATCTATATTTAGGAATTATGTTAATAATGACTTTGCAAGACTTATAGACCCTAATGATGAAGGTTATGTAGTAGATGCTAGAGATGAGTTAGTAAATGACTATATAAATGATGTAACTAATTTTAATAACTTTAAAGGAATGATTAAACATCATCAAAAAATAGGTTCACTAGACTCTGAACAATTAACAGAGTTTATTAAATCAGGAGTTAAAGCTCCAAGAAATATAGGAGAACTAATAGGTAATAAAATTAAAAAGATTACTATGTCACATACTGATGAAACTTTACAAGCTAAAGATGCTCAAGTTAAAAGTGAAGTAATAGATAGACTTGCTAAGTTAGGATTTAATTTTGGAGATTCTGCACCTACATATGAAGGTTCTTATAGTGCTATAGAACAAGAAATAAGAAATAATCCAGACAAATATAAACCTTATATACGAAATGAATTTGATGAACCTGTATATATGACAAAAGGTAATAAACTTATACCTACTTTAGTTATAACAAAAGCATATAAAGATGGTGATTTTGTTTTTAAAACAGTTCCTATTGATGATTTAGCAAAAACTAATCCAATAGTAGAAGTTACAGGTGAACAGTTAACTAATAATAAATCTTTATACCAAGAATTATATTTAAAGATGGAATACATGGAGAATATAGCACCGGGTTTTAGAAAAGACTTTAAAGAACTTGGAAACAGAGGTAATGAAAATCTTGAAATTTTATTTGGTGAAACTATAGAACTAGGTAAAAGACATATATTAGCTAATTATTCAAATATAGTTTCAGACCCTGTAACAGCTTTAGAATATTCTGTAGCTAGTATGTATCAAAATCATCAAAAAGGAAGACATACAGGCAAACCTTCTTTATATGAACTAGATATGATAATTTTAGAAAAAACTGGAAATGTAGAAGGTTTTGATGATGTTGCTGCAAAACTAGCAATGTATCTTGATGATTTTGAAAAAAATTATACAAAGGCTGAAAGAGGTCCAAGAATTTTAGAAATGTTAAAGGAGTTACCACAACAATTTACAGAAGAGTCTGATATAGATAGTGCTAATATAATTCTTGAACAAAAAGGATATCCAACTATAGAAGAGTTTGATGCTACTAACAAAGCACTACAAGAAATAGAAGAAATACTTGAAAAACAAAAAGAAGAAGAAGAATCAACATTTTCTCCTTTTTTTAATTATAACAAAAATTTTAAAGACAATCCATTAGGTTAAAATGGCTATAAAACCAAGAAGTTTAACTAAACCATCTAGTTACTTAGGTATAAGATATACTTTAGATGACCTAGAAAACAACGAACAATTCCAAGAAATATCAGAAAGATTCCTAACATCTATAGGAGAACAGTCTGATGATGTTTTTGAGTATTTTAGAGATGCTGATTTTAATCTTTTAAAAGGATTAAAAAGAATGAATGATACTGGTAATTTTACTGAGCAACAAAAACAAGACTATGCTTATCTTCGTAGCACTTTTGATGGTGCAGATATGGGAAGTATAAAACAATATCTTGGACTTATTAAAGATGCTGGAATAGATATGATTTCTGACCCAACTCTTTTAGGTGCTGTTCTTTTTACTCCGGTAAGTGGAGGTACTTCATTAGCAACTAGATTAGCATCAAGTAAAGCAGCACAACAAGCTTTAAAAGGAATTGCTAAAATAAACACAGCACCTAGTAAAATTACACCTGCTAAAGCTACTAGATTAGCAGCTATTGAAGCTGGTACTTGGACTGGTACAGATAATTATTTTAGACAAAACGCAGAAGTAAATACAAAAATGAGAAAAGCTTTTTCTGCTCCAGAACTCGCAGGTACGACAGCTACAGGTTTATTAGCAGGTGGTGTCTTTGGAGGTCTTGCAAATAAAAATCAATTCTTTAAAGATAGAATGGAAAGACTTTATACAAATGATATGTATAGAAAAGAAGCAGGTAGTGACCTTGCATTTAGAGCTAGAAGATATAAAGATAGAATTATAGCTAATACTATAGGTTCTTCTGCTTGGATTTTAAAACCTTTTGCAGAGCTTTCTCCAAATGCTAGATTGCTTGGTCAAAAAATGACATCTGAATTTAATAAAGATTTAACTAGAAGGTCTAAACAAAGATTAGGATATTCTTATGCAGAAGATATACAATTTAGAAGAGGTAACTATAAAGAAGCTTATGAAAATGCAATAAGACCTTTATACTCAACCGGTAGAATGTCAGTAGAACAAGGAGAACAAGTATTAACTCTTTTAAGAGGTGGTAGAGTTCCTAATGCTTCTAAAGAAGTAGTACAAGTTTCTAAAAACTTAAGAACATTTTATGATGGTATAAGAAAAGATGCTATAAAAGCCGGTATGAAGGTTCAAGATATTAAAGATTATTTTCCTCGTAGTTGGAACAGACAAGCAATACAAGATAACCCAGAAAAATTTAAAAAGATGTTGACAAGACTTAGAACAGATAAAGATGGAAATAAATTTAGAATTGTTGACAGAGATAAAGTAGATGATGTTGTTGAAGGTATGCTTAATAAACAAGATGAACTATATAGTTCTCATTCTAATTTATTAACACAAGCTCGTAAGTTTGAAAACTTAGATGATAATTTATTTAAAGAATTTTTAACAAATGATTTACACATGGTTACTACAGATTATTTTATGAATGCTGCTAGAACTATAGAACATAAAATACATTTTTTACAAAAAGGTTCTGATATTAGAGTTATGGGTAAAACAGATGCAGACAATTTAGTGTTGTTTAAAATGGATAATGAAGCACAATTTATAAAAAGATTTATTGACCCTATAAATAAAGATTTAAAAAAGTTTGGTAGACAATTAACTGCTAGAGATAAAAAACAAATTATAGAAACTTATAAATCTATTACAGGTCAAGTAGATTATTTTAGAGGTCAAGAGTTTCAAGCTTTATATGATGGAACTAAATTAGCTAATGCTATGGCTTATCTACCTTTAGCTACTGTTTCTTCATTATCAGAAGCATTTATAGCATTAGGAAAAGCTCCTACATCATCTGCAGTTAAAGGTATGCAAGATGCTATCCAAAATGCAGGACACATATTTCAAAGAGATATGGGTCAAATACTAAAAGAAAAACATAAATTAACTGACAATGAAATAGTTCAGGAAATGAATAGGGTTTTCTTAGCTGTAGATGAGGCTGTTGCAGATTTAACAAATCGTTTAGATGGTGAAGGACTACAAAATGAATTTTTAAAAAGAGGAGCTAGAGGTTTTTATAGACTCAACATGCTTATACCTTGGACAAAAACAGTACAGTTAGCTGCGTTTTCTACAG